AACGATTTTGAGAACTTTCGACCTGATATGCCTTTGTGAACATAAGCATTATCTTTTCTTCTCTTTTCTCTATCACCTTTGATATACAACACATGCTCTTTGAGTTCGATAGTAATATCGTCCTTAGAGAAACCAGCCACTGCCAGTTCAATATCATACTTCATATCGTCAGATTTGATAACGTTATGAGGTGGATATGTATCGTTTGCGTGATTTGTGATTTTTTCGAGTTCATCGAAAAGATGGTCGAAACCTAAAAAAGCGTTTCTTGGGAACATAAAAGTACCAGTCATTGTTGCCTCCTAATTTAGCAAGGTTAAAGTTATTCGGACCCGTTAACGGCATCCATTACTATATATACTCGTTAATTAGCCCCGATGTTATATTTTGGGCATAGCTCCCATTCATTTTTTTCACGAAATGGGATAATCTTTATTTGTCGCAAAGGCGCTTTGGGATCTGTCTTACCTTTATCTTCTATTGATATAAGTCCCCAGTCGCTCATAAGAGTTGCGATAGTATTCCTTCTAGCAATGTCATTTTCTTCTAAGTTAGATTTTTTTCCATCTAATAAGAATAGCTCTTTAAAATGCACGATAAAATATCGTCCTTGTTTATGAAGTATATGACAGCTTTGATAAAGTTTATTTTCTTTTCTTGACGCTACACCGATTCTCGTCAGTGTTTCACGTACTTTTAAAAAATCATCTGGCTCGTTTAGTGTAACCTCTAACATTGAGGCAGGTGACCATTCTATTATATTATTTTCTTCCACCTTTAAAAACCTTCCTTCTCAATTCAGTTATCTGATTGTCCGTGAGAAGATTATGAACCATGCGTGCTTTCTCATTACTATACCCATAATACTCTTTTATTACGTCCAAATCAGTAGCGACTTCTGGTTTATTCCATTTACTAAATCGCTTTCGTTTCCTAACTATATTTATAAGAAAGTCAAATTGTAAACGATTATCCAGGTGCGCATGCTGATTCATTTCATTTGCCATTAGCACAGTATCTTGAAAGTATGATAAACCTCTATTGACCATGAAGGGAACGTATTGTTTTTCTGCTATGTCATCAACCATAATATCTTTTTTAGTATAGTTAATAGCGTTTAAATAATCAAAGGGACTCATTTTTCTTTTCTCATAGTATTGTTGGCCTTTATTACATCACTTATCACCGTCATCTTAACATCATAATGTTTTCCGGTTGCAACCAAGGCTTTAGTATCTTTTGGAAAACATGCACCACCGTATCCAAGTTCTCCATCAGGTCCTGGTACCTGCATATGACTGGATCCTATTCTTCTATCCATGGAAGTAAGGTTTGCCACATTATCATAGTTAATATTTACCTTTTCGCATAACTTATGTATATCATTAAAGAATGCAACTTTAGTGGCAAGAAAACAATTTCTAACATATTTAGTCATGATAAGTTCTTCAACAGTAGCTGATACGAGTGGGAAAGGAAATATATCTTTCCAGAACTTATAATCGGCGCCACCATATAACATAAACTCTTGATTTGCAAAATCATTTATTGCGTTATTGGCAACTAAAAACTCTGGACTAAAGCTTAATGATTTACCAAATTTTTGTAAGTTTCTCCACCCTTCTAAACTTATTGTACTTTTAATTAATACTGGTTTATTTTCTGGACAATAAGTTATAACATCCTTTACTATTGTCATATCACAAGATGTATCTCTTGAACTTGGTGTTGGTACACAAACAATGTATCCATCTGAATCGTCTTCTATCTTATTGTCATTATAACTTGGATCCACTACCTTTATATCGTGGTGTTTACTCAGCGTATGATGTACAGCCTTTCCTACAAATCCAAATCCAATCAAAGTTAACTTCATATTATATTATACCATATTTTTTGTTATTCGTAAACCCTATTATGTGTATCACTGCATCTTATAAATGTAGCGCACTTAGGAATATCTTTTAATCTTTTAGCTCCAATGTAAGTACAGGTTGATCTTAAACTTCCTAATATATCTTGTATGGTATTTCTTACATCGCCCTTATAAGGAATCTTTACTTCTTTTCCTTCTGCCGCTCGATAATCTCGTAATCCACCAAAATGTTTATCATTAGCGGTTTCTGAACTCATACCATAGAATCTTACGGTGTTATCAATTACTTCACCACCACCTTGATCATGACCAGCTAACATGCCACCTAACATTACAAAGTCCGCTCCACCACCAAATGCTTTTGCGATATCTCCTGGACTAGAACATCCTCCGTCTGCAATAACATGAGCGCCCAACCCGTGAGCAGCATCAGCACACTCAATAACAGCACTAAGCTGAGGATAACCAACACCAGTTTGAATACGAGTCGTGCAAACGCTCCCAGGACCGATCCCCACTTTAACAATATCTGCTCCATTTATTATTAACTCCTGTGTCATATCTGCAGTAACTACATTACCTGCAATTATTGTAAGATTCGGATAAGTACTTCTCATTCCATATACAAAATTACTAAAATATTCTGTATATCCATTTGCTACATCAATACAAAGAAACTTTACTCTTTCATCAGTCTTTTCATATACACTGGCAAATTTATCTTCTTCTCTTTTAGTTGCACCAATAGTCATAGCCGTATAGTTAATAGGCAACTTACTATCGGTACTAAAATGATTGATAAGATCTTCTTCTGATATTGGTTTATTAAGACAAGTAAACATACCATTCGAACATAATACTTCAGCCATCTCTAATGTACCTACACCGTCCATATTTGCGGCCATAATAGGTACACCATAAAACTCTCTTTCAGAGTTTCGAAACTTCATGGATCTCCATAAGTTTACATCTTTTCTACTTTCAGCTGTAGATCTTTTTGGTCTCAAAAGAACATTGCTAAAATCTAGTTTTAAATCATTTTCTAATAACATGTTTTATCCTGGCATTGTAAATAAAGCTCTTGTCCCGTCATCTGGAGGTCTCCTTGCAAACACTACCCATTTTTTTACCTGAGCCTTTAGATAGCCTGGATAGTTTTCTTTAATGTGATCCCTCATGCTCATACCAGTGGTCCATACGTCATCGACCACTAATACAAAATCGTCAGCATCAGGACTTTTATATTTATCCAAAGCTGAAGCCAAAGCCATACCACCCGTTGGAATTCCACTGACTTCTTTAAATGGCATGGTTTCGTATTCCATTATCATTTGAGCCAATGTTTCCCATTCTTCTGGTCGTATTGCATCACATTCTATTTTCCATTTTAAAGGTAAACCAGCATGACTTATAAAGTCACCTGATGTAAATAAGTTTGCACCTGTTATAAAAGCCATTTACCACCACCCTAATAATTTTCCGTTACCAGCTATAATCATAAGACATGTACATATATGCAACAAAACCCATAATGTTCGTACTATTATAATATAGTTATCATAAGGTTTTGTCTTATCATCTGAGTACGATCCTAAAGAGTACAACCAAATTTTATACAAGTTCCACATCTGAAAACGGTACCACCAATGTCCAGTTCTTTCTGTCATCTTTAAGTTCATAAAGTTTTTGTTTGGAATCTTGCTTTAACAGCGTTCCAGTTCTTTCAAGTATTTTATAACCAACAACTGGTAAATCTGCCAAACTATAAAAGCCACCAGGTCGGCCAAACTCGTCAACAGGAAACTCATATTTGTATTTGCATTTCATTATTTAAACTCCACATTTGCCATAATTTCTGTTAAACACGCAACGACATTTAGTTCATGATCAGCCACGAAAGCATGTTTATATTGATAGTCCGCAAGTATTAAAACCATTTGAGGTACTCCCTGTGGTTTTAGATGATCGATCATTTTATCATACAACCCACGGAATATTGCTGATGCGTCTGTATCGATATTATTAACAACCCATTGACGCATCTTTTTAAAATCTTTTTCTTTTAAATGTTTAAATAAAACATCATAAGAATCTGTTTTGTCGGTAGATATTACGATCGTACCGGCCACACTCATTCTTTGTAATTCATTAAGTACCCTACGCCAATCAGGCGCGTGTTTCATTATTAAATTAGCTAGATCGCCTTTTTTATAACTAACATTCGATTCATCGAGTATAGAGCAAACACGTTCTAAAAATTGCATGCAAAGTTCAGCAAGATCTTTTTTAGATGTGTTGAATTCATATACACCACAACGAGAATGAAGTGGTTGAATTATTCTGTTCTTAAAATTACAGGTTAGTATAAACCTACAATTTTTAGAGAACTCTTCAATAAAACCACGTAAGGCCGGTTGAGTAGATTGTGGGTTGAGATAATCGGCTTCATCAAGGATAATAACTTTATATCCACCTTGTAAGGACACCGAGCTTGCAAACTGTTTTATTTTTCCACGCAAGGTATCTATGTTGCCTTCTTCAGAACCGTTAATTAAGATATAATCTAGATTTAACTGGTTACAAAGAGCTTTTGCAACAGTAGTTTTACCGGTACCAGCAGTACCAGTAAATAACATGTTTGGTAATTCGCCTGATGATATTACCTTTTCAAAAACTGTTTTAAGTTCTTTAGGTAGTATCGTTTCAGCAATAGTATTTGGTCTATACTTTTCGACCCATAAAAATTCTGACATTCACTTCCTCCATAATATAATTATAACACACTTTGTTGAGAAAGTAAAGGATTAAGATTGTAATGCTGTCTCTTGCTCTATATTTTCTACAAGTTGAATTATTTGTATGCATTGGTCTCTAAGACCACCAATCGTAGAAAGCTCTTCACCTTTGAAAGCTCCTCTTTGTGTCATCGCATCAATAACCGCAACAGTACTTCGAGATGCCTTATTAGATAACTCTTGTAGTTGTTTTTGGTTTGGTGAAACAGCTGGTGTTTCAGTTTTCTTTTCATCCGCCATTTTATACTCCATAAGTTGAGGATTTTTCCATTGCTATCCAATATCTTAGTTTTTCATCACTATGAGTAAACTGAGATATTAATTTAGAAGAGATTTGTACATCATAATCTCCACTGACTATTTTCAAGTTATTTATGTTGAGAATAAAGTTGAATACTGCATCTTCTTTAAACTCACCATCTATATCTATAGAGAAAGCGTTTGATGTAACATTATTGCTATCTACAACAGATAAGTTTAGGCTGCCATCTTTTCCAACAATTGATACTTCATTATGCCCAAGAGTTGAAGCGGCTCTTTTTAATTTATTTAATACATCGATGTCAAGTTTAAATTGAACATCAACATCAGGCATAGTAATATCTTT